AGCCCTGTAAGCCCCTAGATATAGGACTAGAACAGTAGCTATTTATTAATGGTGACCTATTAGAGTAATACGGTGTGTGTGTCGTCGTAATTCTTAGGTAGTAGTCAGCACCTGGTTAAACAATAGGTATACATAAGTAGCACCATATAGAACAGTCAAAGGTTAGCCGCCATGTTTCCCCTGGCATTGTGGCTAACCAATGTCTGACCATATGGTGCTACTTATGTATGACTATAGTTATACCAATGGTGTTGGGTGTAACGATGGTTAGACGATGGTGTGTAACGATGGTTAGAACTAAAGGTGTTACCGATGGTTATAACTATGGTGGAAACTAAAGGTTTCTAGCCAACACCCCATCTGTAAAGAACAATCTAGGCCTTGTCCCAATAATAAAAACTAATGTCCAAAGATCTAACCATTGAATATCTATTGATACCCTTCGGATAAACAATCCGTTGCTGATATTCCCTATAGATATCAATAGGTTAGCAATAAGATCAATGGTTTCTCTAGTTTTGACCCGGTAAAAAGTGACCCCATAGGGTCTAATGGTTTGACACTTCAAAAAAGCCGGTAAAGACTCTTGTTGTTGTTGTTATTGTTAGACCTTTTCAAGAGGAGTAATAACCTTGAGATTCACCTTTAGAAACGACTATAAGTCATTCGGCTACTTCCATGTGTTACCAGAGTTTGAGATATCGTTAGGTAACCCCCCAGATCACATACGGTATATACGATTAGCTTTCCTTACTCATGAGTTGTACATAGCTATATACCCCCAACGTTAGAACATAGGAGCGTCCATTAGATGGCACTTGAAACAGGTAGTTACATCGACAGTCTGGTTACAGCTAATCCTGCTGCCACTGATGCGTTATCCCAAGCTGATGACCACCTAAGACTTATTAAGTCTACCCTTAAAGCAACATTCCCTAATATAACTGGAGCTGTTACGGCTAACCAGAGTGACCTTAACTCCGGTAATGCAGCCATACTCACAGATGGTTCTACCCCCACTCTAGCCAGTGGTATTACGGCTGTTGAAGTTAAGACTCTGATAGAGGTCACTGATGCGGCTATAGGGACTACTACAGCAGAAGACGGTGAGGTTACCCCCACGTTAGCTACAGGTATTACGGCTACAGAAGTTAGGTCACTCATAGGGGCAGCAGATGCCTCTACAGCAGCCACTTTACTGACAGCGTACCCAGTAGGTTCAATCTATACATCTGCGTTAGCAGCTAACCCTAGTACCCTCTTTGGAGGCACTTGGATATCCTTTGCCCAAGGTAGAGTATTAGTAGGTAACGATGATACAGGTAGCCCAGATAGTGACTTTGTGGCTTCTAGTGCTGACGGTAGTACCTTCTTAGTGGGTGGTGCTAAGACACACACCCTAAGTACTGATGAGATACCTAGTCACACACACAGTATCTCTAACTTTGAGAACCCCGCAGGCACTGGAGCTACAGGTAGTGCCAACGGTGCCTCTAGCTTCTCTTCAGTAGACACTAATGCTACTGGGGGTGGACTAGCGCACAACAACGTACAGCCTTACATCGTTGTCTACATATGGTTGAGAACAGTCTAAGCACCAAGCACTAATGGAGTATGTAGCACTATGGGACAATTAATGCCTGTAAGAGATGTAGGTAGCGTAGGTGTAGTTACCGATGTACGCCCCGCATCTCTACCACTCAATGCTTTCACTAGAGCTAAGAACGTACGGTTTGATGAAGGTAGAGTCGGTAGGTCACCTGTCTTTAGAGTGATCAAAGATACTTTAGGTTTCAACCCTAGGTTCACCTACGGTATCCCTGCAGCAGCTAGTGGTGGCTTTGCAGTCATCGTTATGGTGTCTGATGCCCTTGATATCAAACAGTACGCCAATGGCTCTGTATCATCACTACAAGGCTCCATAGCGACTACCGCAGCTAACCCTAGTGCTATCACAGGGACTTCCTTAGCTGACATGGTGTACATCAATAGAATAGACCAAGTACCTGTATATATGGCTAATGGGGGTAGTTCCTTTGCTGCATTACCTAACTGGACAGCCACCTGGAGAACAGAGTCCCTCAGAGCCTACGGTGACTTCTTACTAGCGTTAAACACTACAGAGAATGGCACTAACTACCCCTCTAGAGTACGCTACTCGAACCTTACTTTAGCTAACTCTGTACCGGACTCATGGGATGCAGGGGATGCCACTAAGTCAGCAGGATTCAATGACCTAGTGCAAATGAAGACAGGCATAGTAGACGGCTTAACCCTAGGGACTAACTTCATTATCTACGCCAAAGACCAAGTATGGCTCATGGAGTTCGTAGGTGGCACATTCATACATAACTTTAGGAAGCTCTTTAGTGACTGTGGTGTTATCAACCAGAACTGTATAGCTGAAGTAGAAGGTACTCATTACGTCTTTGACCACGAAGATATCTATGTACATGACTCACACACTAGGCAATCCATCTGTGATGAAAGAGTTAAAAACTATATCTTTAGTGGCTTAAACACAGCCAAGACTAATCGATGCTTTGTACACCACAACGCAGACCTAGATGAAGTAATGTTCTGTTATGTCTCTGGTGATGATATGGCTGAATACACCCACGGTGACCGATGTAACAGAGCCGCAGTATTCAACTATAAGAATCAAACATGGTCATTCACTGATCTACCTAACGTAGCTAGTTCTACTGTAGGGACTATCAGTTCTTCAACAACGTACGCTAATACGTCCGCTATCTACAGCACCATAGGTGGTAGCTACTACACCCAAGAAGCAGGCTACGATAGCCACAGCTTATTTGTAGGTGAAAGCAATAGTACTGATGGTTTAGCTACAGATAAGCTATACGGCTTAGACTTGAGTGACTCAGGTTCCCTAGCGTTCCCACTGGATGTAACGGCTAACAAGAGTCCCTTCCTAGAAAGAGTAGGGGTAGACCTTGATGAGTTGTCACCCTTAAGTGGCTACAAGGTAATCAACAAGATATTCCCACAGATAGATACCCAGAACGCTGACAAGACATTCACCTTTACCTTTGGTGCATCTGACTTGTTAGGAGATGCGACTACCTATGGTTCTCCAGTGACTTTCAATGGTGCTACTGACCACAAGATTGACTCTAGAGCCTCTGGTCGCTACCTGTCTTACAAGTTAACTGTGGATGACAACAAAGACTTTAACTTCATTGGTTTTGATTTAGATATATTGGCTACTGGTAGGAGATGACAATGGCTGACCTTCCTATATTAGGTTACAAGCGTCACCCCCTACCAGTACTCACTAAACCAACTAAAGTAAAAGCTAACCCTAACCCCAACCATGTATACCCAGGTAAGACTGGTGTACAAGATGACCCACAGAAAGTCTATCTGGCTGATGAACTTCAGCGTATTGAGAACTCCCTAGTTACTCAGAAAGAAGCTGTGGATGTTACCAAAGCAGCTACAGATTCTCTAACAACAGGGTCAGGTGTTGGTGTAGCAACCACTGCGGCTATAACTGCTAGTTCAGATAATTTGGCTGCAACCATTACCTCTACTGCCGCTACTATCACAGGTGTAACTGATGGCCTAGCAGCCACAATCATAAGCAACGCTACAGACATCACCAGTATTACCGATGGACTAGCAGCAACTATTACATCCAACGCTACCTCTATAACCTCTGTAACGGATGGACTAGCGGCCTCTATTATCACGCAGGCAACTGACCTTACAGCGGCTAATGCCAATGTCACTGCTCTACAAGCCAATGTTGCAAACATACTGGCAGGCTCATTCACAGGTACTGGTCTACAGACTCTGTTTACCAACGAGAATACCCAGAGGATAGCAGGCGATACTGCACTAAGCTCCACACTGGCTTTGATAGGGGCTACTAACGGTGATGCAACTGCATTCGTACTAGATACAGCAACAACTAAAGTAAGTTCTACAGAGTCTCTGGCTACTAGGCTTACATCCATACAGTCAGACATTGGTGGTAACACTGCTCAAATAGCAACAGAGACTACCGCTAGGACTACGGCTGACACTGCAATAGCAGGTAGCTTGACTACACTTACATCCACAGTAGGTACTAATACTTCAGCGATAAGCACTGAGACAGCGACTAGAACTTCTGACATTGCTGCCTTAAGTACCCAAGTCACCAACATGATTGCTACTGTAAACAATGCGTCAGGCAATCAAGCAACCCAAGTTAACGCAGCAGCTATCGCAACAGAGACAACTGTAAGAGCAACCGCTGATGTTGCTATAGCCAGTGACATTACAGCCCTTACAAGTACAGTAAGTGGTAACGCTGCGGCTATTGTTACTGAGGCTACTACACGAAGTACCCAAGATACCGCTATAGCTGCAACAGTGACTAGCCTAGCGACAGTCGTGGGTAGTAACACTTCAGCAGTACAAACTGAAGCCACAGCCCGGTCTACAGCAGACACTTCGTTAGCCAGTGACATTACGGCTCTAACAGCGACTGTAGGCACTAATGCAGCAGCTATAGTGTCTGAAGCATCAACTAGAACCACTGCTGATTCTGCCATTGCCTCTGACATAACAGCCTTAACGACTACTGTCGGTACTAACACCGCAGCTATAGTCACAGAGACTTCAGCTAGAACCACGGCTGATACTTCTATAGCTTCAGATATTACTTCTTTAGCAACCACAGTTGGCACTAATTCATCGGCTATCACTACTGAGCAGTCAGCTAGAGCTTCAGCAGATACTTCACTGGCAACTGACATAACAGCACTGACTGCCACTGTAGGTACAAACACAGCGGCTATCGTCAGTGAAACTTCAGCTAGAGCCACTGCTGATACCTCATTAGCTAGTGACATAACAGCATTACTTACCAGTGTAGGCACTAATGCAGCAGCAGTAGTAACCGAAACTTCAGCTAGAACTACAGCAGATACGTCTATTGCTGCTGACATCACTGCTTTAGCGGCAACGGTAGGTACAAATACTGCGGCCATACTTACTGAGTCTTCAGCAAGGTCTACAGCCGACACCAGTATCGCTTCTAACTTAACTGCGCTTACTGCCACAGTAGGCACTAATGCAGCCGCCATAGTGACTGAGGCTTCAACAAGGTCTACAGCAGACACTAGTATCGCTTCAGACATCACAGCAATGCTGACAACTGTAGGTAATAACACGGCGGCTATTGTTGCAGAAACTTCAGCCCGATCTACAGCAGATACATCAATAGCTTCAGACATTACTGCTTTAGCGGCAACTGTAGGCACTAACTCAGCGGCCATAGTGTCAGAGGCTTCAGTTAGAGCAACAGCAGATACGTCTGTAGCTTCCACAATATCTGCTTTGGTTTCAACTGTGGGTAACAACACAGCGGCTATCACTGCGGAAACTACAGCACGTTCTACAGCCGACACTAGCATTGCCTCAGATATTACTTCTTTGACAGCCACTGTAAGCGGTGTTGCTGCCTCAGTAGTCACTGAAGCTGCTGCGCGTGTTTCTGCTGATGGAGCGATGGAGACTCGATACGGTGTGTCTTTAAACGCTAATGGCTATGTAACAGGCTTCTCTCAGAACAACGATGGTACTACCGGTACTTTCAAAGTAATGGCTGATAAGTTCACTGTAGTTGACCCTTCAGCAGCAGCGGGTACAGCAGGCGTAGAAGTCTTTGATGTATCAGGTGGCTACGCAACTATCAAGAACATCCGTAGTGCAGCCACTGGTGCAAGGCTCCAGATTGATTCTGATGTAATGACAATCTATGACTCTTCAAACAATGTGAGGGTTAAACTTGGGAATCTAGCGTAATGGCCTATGGACTTGAGGTATATGCCGCTAATGGCACAAAGGTAATAGATCTTGCTGACAGGGTTTCACGCTCTGTCACTAGCGGTACAACTCCTACTATTAATAGTGGTAGTTACTACGATGTGTCCATTACAGACATGACTAACGGTGATGATTGGGCGGTCTTAAGCTACCCAAATTCACCCCCTAACGGACTCGATGCTCGACATGTAGATTGCACTAGAACCACTGGTTCTTTTCGTATATCCCAAAGTATGGGAGTCAGTAGTACGTTTGATTACTTTGTAATTAGGACAGGATAATGGCATACGGACTAAAGATACTTAACAGTAGTGGTAGGACGGTCATAGACAGTGAGCGTAGTGAATCTTTACTGTATGCAACCACAAGTAATACCGCAACAGGTAACTCTGACTTCCCATCAACAGGGTGGACTGGAAGTAACCTTATCCTGGCAAGACCCTCTACTACGGCTACTGGTAGTCAAGGCTATGGTGGATTTGCAAAGTTAGGTCGAAAGTTATCTAACAACAAGTGGGGTAGAGGATTAACAGGCTTCCCCACAAATAACAACGGTAATGGGGGTGGTAGTGTTGTCTGGCGTGAGCTTAAATCACAACAGTCTTCAAACCTAACCCCTGCTAGTTACGGCTTAGTGGTGTATGACGGTACAGGAACCTCATCGTCAGACATTCTTTTTTCAGCGACTGACCTGGACATCACTGCAACAGTTGTTGCCCAAGGAAAGTTCGATGGAACATCCGGGTCAAGTGGCTCTGAAGGTTACTACCAAGAATTTACAATGGATAGTTCTCTAGACCAAGGCCGATACTACGTCCTAATGACAAACTCAGCGTCTGTCTATGTATCAGGGTCAAGCCAAGGACAAAACAGTCGTTTCAACTTCAACTACCAGTTCAACTACTCAGCAGGAACTATAAGAATGCTGAATTTCATGGGTGTTGGTAGTACTAGAACAGCACTCACTAGCAGTCTTGATTGGGTGATTTTCTATGTACGCAATGGCGGCTCAGTTGACGATAATTTTGCTTAAGGGGTGTACTTAGCTATGAAAGTACCAGTCATAGAAACCCCTAGTTTCACAATATCCTTAGAGTTTGATAGCGGATACACGTTAATTCACTGTGAGGTCTTTGTGTACAACAAAAAGGTTAAGCGAGAGCTACAACACGCCTTAAATCTACTCTTAAGTATAAGGCAGACTCCGTTGTTGGCTGTACATGACCAAGGTGACACTAAGCACCTTAAGTTTTTAACTTTGTTAGGCTTTGAATTCTTAACAACAACTGAATGTCTCGATGACAACCAACGTGACATTTACATAATCGATTAACACAAACGTAGGAAGGTATTGATATGGGATGGGCAGCAGCAATTCAAGGTGCAGGAGCAATAGCAGGCGCAATGTCAGGCCGTAAATCTGCAAAAGAAGCTAGGGCAGGAATGGCGCAAGACCGCGAAGATCAAATGGCTTCGTATAACTTCTCTAAGCCGTACATTCAGCGTAGCTACGACAGATCCGAAGGTGCTCTGAATGACTCTCTAGACCAAGGCGCATACACAGGCCAAACCTACGCAGACCAGAACCCATACTCGACCGCAGGCAACAACTACATGGGTCAGATGGGCGCACAGGGCGGCCAAGGTGCTTGGGATGTAACTCAAGCAGGCCAAGGTTTTGCTAACAACTACGCTGATCTCTATAAAGCAGGCGGTCAAGACCGTATGCAGCAGGCACAAGACTACGCAATGGACAACAGCGGTGGTCTAGTCGATGCAGCAATGCGTGACGACAAGCGTAATCTACAAGAGAACACTCTTACAGGTATCAACCAAGGTGCAAGTGGTTCAGGCAACATGAACTCATCTCGCGCAGGCATAGCCGAAGGTGTGGCTAATCGTGGATTTGATGACCGTAGAGCCGATACTACTGCTTCCATCCAACAGGGTCTTATGGGTCAATCTTTAAGTCAACAGAACCAACAGTTCGCTGACCAAATGCGGGCTAACCAAGGTCTTCAACAAGGCTACGGACAAGGTATCAATGCTATGGGTCGCTTTGGTGACTTCATGACAGGCGCAGGCAACAATATGCGTAACTATGAGCAAGGCTACCTGAATGACCAACGTGGTCGCTATGAAGACCAAAGAGACTTTGGCCTAAACCAGAACATAAAGTACCAAAACGGTATTCTTTCAAGGGCGGACTACGAGTCTCCACAGCACTCCATGTACAGAGAAAAACCCAATACTTTGATGAGTACTATAGGTGGTGCAATGTCAGGTTTTGGCATGGGTAGTAATATGTCAGGGTACTTACCGCAAGGCGGCTTTAGTGGTGGTGGCTCTGGTGGCGGTGGCTACAGCGGTGGCAGCTACGGCGGTGGAGGTGGTTTCTAATGGCACTCACATACTCACAGCAAATCTCAGAACTGGCTAGACTCAATAGACTGTCAGCCTCACGCAATTCCCCAGAGCAGATAAAGGCTAGGAACGAAGAGAGGCTTGCGGCCCAAGAGCAGAAGAAGCAACTGGATAGATTACTCCAAGTGCAGGGCGGCACAGGTGCATTGAATACACCGCAGGATAAGTACTCAAGGCAGGGCGCAGGAATACTGGGCTTAGTTGGAGGAGGTGGCCCTTCAGCGCCTGTTACTGCACATAAAGCAGGGCAGGCACTGGGTGATGGGTCAGGCCGTGTTTGGGACGGAATGCAGTGGGTTCAAAAACACTTATACAACGCAACAGCGTCTGCCGCAGAGTCTGTAGGTAACTTCGGGCGTGGTGCGCTAGGCATGCCAGAAGACAACGAACAAGGCTTTAGATACCAGTTTAACGGACAACAGCCCGCTAACACACAAAACGCAGGCGCTCTATCACCACCGCAGGATACACAACAAGTAGCACCACAAGGTACACCCCCAGTTCTTGATCAGCCTATAGAAGAACAAGCTCCATTAGTACCCGGTCAAGAGGGCTATGTTGCTCCAGTGGAAGAGGGTGTACCTATGTCACCCCAAGAGCAGTACCAAACACGCGCTTTAGCAGCAGCCCAACAGCAGAGTCCTCGCATTTCTTTAGGTGAAGCTATGGGTCGCTACGGTGGCGCAATCATGAATTCAGGAAGTCAAGGCGGTATGGCTCAAGTTGGAGCTATGGGTTCTACCACTGGTGAGATAGGTGATAAGAAC